TCTTCAAGATATTCAGCTATTGCCAAGGCTCCGGCCCATGACCAATTTGCGTTGTTGTCATTTTTCAATTCGTTTGCAATATCGTGTGTTGTTAGTGTTTTTTTCATAGTGTGGTTATTGGTTGAGTTAATATATACGGATTGTTTTTATTGGTATTAGTTTATCAGTTTATCAGTTTATCAATAGCTATCAGTAAAAGGATGGTCGCCGCGCCGCAAATAATCACAGAATCCATAAGAGAGACATTGCAAAACTCTCGCATGATGCCCCGCAAATAAAACTTTCCCTTCTTTGGATTCTTTAGGATAGCGCGAACATGGAGATTAACCCGCCCCATAGACGTATCAACTTGATTGTGTGTTTTCATTGTGTTATTTATTCTGTAAAGATTGACACAGATAACCCGACCAATAAGCTCTGACAATCGGGGCGGTAAATTCACTCGCAACCGACTTTAATGCCTTTGCCTTGTTTTCTGGATGCGGGAACTTTCCGCTTTCCATCCCCTTGTTAAATGCTGATTTTATCGTCATATGTCTTTTGGTTTTCATAGCGTTAATATATACGGAAGATTGTCATGTTTTGTCAATATGTCAAATAATTTTGTTATTTATTTTGCGTTCCTTATTTAGAAGTATTCCAATTAGTAATAAGAGCGTGCGGGAATTAGGCTTTTTGCTTTTTCTTTCCAAGTAGAAAATTCGTCGCTTTCCAACTCAAACTTTGCTGCGATTCTGCATAGCCTTTCGCTTTCAATGCCGACAACTACGCCTTGCAACACTTTGGAAAAGCGTCTTTCCTTTTCGCGTTCAATTAAGCGATGCTCGCATTTATCAAAGTTTGTATAACACGTTAGGCACGTTCCCACGCGAAAGACAGAATTTTGCTCTGGCGTGACGATGTTCATTTTCAACATTTGATTTTTCATAGTGTTTGTTGGTTGATTGTTTGCGGGATTGTCTCCCCTGCTCCCCGCGACAATCGCGCCACGGGGAGACGGGGAAGCAATTACGCTTTGACTTTTCCGCCATTCTTGCCGCATTTTCCGGCGATATAATCGAGCCAGCGGTCGCGGTTAAAGTTGGGGTTTTGCGCTTTGCAAAAGTCGGCCAGCGTGTTTATGGAAGGCCAAGTAAACGCACTAGGATTTTCTTTGATTGTGTCAGCTAATTGAATGAAGTGTTTTTTAGTCATGGTAGTTTATAGGTTAGGTGTTTATGTTTTGTATTGTCAAATATATATACGGATTAAAGTGATGCAACGAGAAAGCCGTTTTCTTTGGCAAAGATTCTCCCGCCCTTATTCTTGGGAATTATCGGAAGGGATATATTGATATTGCTATTATCAAATGAAACAATGCTGAACGCTCCGTCATGCAAGCATGAGTGAAAGGGGTTGAATTTTTGGAAGATGTCAATGTCTGCCGAAAAAATGAACCATACGCTTTTATTGTCCATCACGAAAGCGCGCTTGCAATTCTTGTCGATCATCTTGATCCTTTGCCAAGCTAATCCTTCGTTATAACTCAAGTCCATGTTGGATGCTTTGACGGCTTCTGTTAGTGTTTTGTATTCTGCTTTGATGGTTAATGTTTTCATTGCATTTATATATACGGATGATAAGGCATTATCAACCTATGCTGTATAGAGTAGGGGAAAGGAAAGAGACATCGGGACATGGTGCAAGCTACAAGGGCATGACGCACAAGGCAACACGACAGCGTAGAGTCAGCTATCAATCATAAGCTATCAAAAGCGTAGCACCCACCACACCCGTCTCACCCCCACCCTTCCATAGCGCGGGGCGGCGGCCATGAAAAATATACCCCCTCGAAAAATTTATCTCAAAAACTAAATCCTATATTATTCTATTGACAATATAAATTAACTAACGCCAATTATGTATAATTTTTGGCATTGGTTAATTGGGTGTTTAGATTGGATGGATTAGATGGGGCTATGCTTAGTTTTTGGGCAATAGTTCAAACGTGGCTTGAACTACGTTGCATGTTGTAGGACATTGTTAACAGGTTACTACGGTTTGGAACGGCTGTATTGGGGGGCTTTGTTTATCCTCTTTAGCCAATTTTCTGCTTCCTTCTCTGTGAAGAAGAAGATTTCTCCGTTGCGGCCTATGTAATTCTTCCATACTCTTCCCTGTTTGTATTGGGGGAAGTAGGTGGCCAGCTTTCTATTGATTGTCTTTTTAATGCGGGTTGCCATTGTTTTATGGGCGGCGAAATTGCAGGATATTTGCCATCTTATGTTGCAAATTGCAATGGGTCTATTTTGCGTTGAAATGGCCTTAGAGGGGGTTTTCGTCTCTTTCGCCCATCAAGTCCTCATAATACACCACAATCGTCTCTTTGGCCCATTGTAGGTTTAGGAAATCAATGGCGTCGGACTTGCTATGGAAGGAGATGGTATTGTGTCCCCCTGCTCTGCCTTTTATTTTTACCGTGAAGTTGTGCCAGCTTTCGTTTCCTTCTTCTTGGTATTGAGGGATAAAGAGGGGGTCTTTGTTATCTTGGTATTTCTTTGCCACCCTATACGCTGTTCTGATTGATGTGTTCATAATGATATATGTTTATCCAATTATAGAAGAAACCCTGTCTTTTATGCTGGATAGGAGTGATTGGGATTTTCTCTCATGCCATTGCGGCCCCCTGTTGGTATATTCCATCGTCCCAATAAGCTTTAAAACGTGGATTTTCTTTTTTTCGATATATGCGAGTCGGTCTGCCTCCATTAAGGCACTTCCAAGGGTTTTGTGGCGTTTCTGTATCTTGCCGATTTCGGCGTAAGGGTTAAAGCATACATACCAAAACTTCCTGTATTTAGATTTGATTTTTGTGTTCATAATTTAATGTTGGTTTTACGTTTCCCACCCTCTGTATCTTTTGTAAGTTGGTTGTGCTTCGGGGTCTTTCTTGGCTTTTCGGCGTTCTAGGCGGTTTTTCAGCTTCTTGAGTAGCTGATGATACCCGCCCTTGCGCTTGCTGCTTCCGTCTGCCTGTTCTCCAAGTCCCATAGTGTTTTAATTTAACCAATTTTCTTCAACATCTTCCCAATAACCAATAGCCCCGTCCTCGTTCCAGTAAAGTGTGTAAACCTGTTTCCAAGTCGCCACTTCCAGCCAACGCCACTCTCCCCCAATAAGCTTGGGGATAAAGAGGAACCCTGTGAGGATTCTCGTGTCCCCACAACGAGGGTCATCTCCTTTTTGTTGTTTCCATCTCATTGTTATTTATCCTTAATGAATTGTTGCGCCTCGTCGCGCTCACGCGCCTTGCTACCTACGGCCTTTTTCAAACGCTTTTTTTTGAAAAGATGCGGGGTGGCTTCTTCGCGCGCCTTTCTTCCGCAGGGGTAGCACCTTGTTTCTCCGTTATATCTTTCCCAGTCGTAAGAAAGAGTGTTGCATCTTTCGCATCGTTTTCGTCTTGTTGTCATATTAGTTACCGCAGAACATCAGCGACAAAGAAAGCGTCTGGCTGATACCCTCGTCCCAACTTTAAAATAAGAACGTCAGCGATTGCCCGCAGTCCACTAGGTCTTAAAGCTGCATCCGTTTCGGGTGTGTCACTCATTTCGCCGCCTCCTTTAGTTTGTGGTAGCTGCTTAAAACAAACTCCGCATAATCAGGAAGGTCGCCGCCGCCCAATTCCTTGAGTGCGACAACTAGCATGTCCGCACACTCGCGCCATTCGTCGCGCTCTTTTTGCATGGTTAGGAAGTTGTCGTAATGAATTTGCTCTTGTTGTCTCGCTTCGTCCCGTTCGCGTTCGGCTTTGTGCACTCGTCCCAAGGTGTCATCGGCTTCCTTTTCTGCCGCCTCGCGTTCTCGCAAAGCGTCCCTGTGCAATCGCAATGCCTCGTCGCGCTCGCGTTCCAAGTCCCGCGCAAACTCTGTCGGAACCACATGGTTGCCTCGCGCTAGGTTGTCTGTTTCAGGCGTGTTGTTCATTTATCCCATCCTTTCTTTAAGTGGCCAAAATCCCGTGGCTCGGTAACTTCGGTCGTTTTCCCGCATATTCCACACTCATCCATGTGATAAGTTGAGCCATAGGGATTGCCCTCTGGACGATTGCCATAGTTTTTGCCACAGGTGCTGCATATCCAGTCTGGATATTTCTTCCACTGGATAATGTCGTAATTTTTACGATATTTATGCCCATCAACTTTTCTGGGCCTATCGCCTTTTCCTGCTGGTGCTGATTTTCCGATTGTTGACATAATAAAGTCGCGGCTGGGCAAGAGGTATAAACAAAACAGCGCAAAGGAACCACCCAATTGACCTATTTTATTTTGCCCTCCTGTTTGTCCCAACCGCTAAAAGTATTCATTGTTTTTTTTGTTCTTCAACTTCTTCTCTGATAAATTTTTCAAGCATGGAAATTAGACCAAAACATGCGGAGCGGTAGCTTGGATAGGATTGCTCAATGTGGTCAAGAATGTATCCGTAGTGCTCAATAACAAACGCTGGCTCGTCTCCGTAAGACCACCTGACAGAAATGTTCCAGTGGCAATCTCTGTCCTTGTGATGGTCTGTTTTGATAATATCATACCATTCACATGTAAGCTTTGTGATCTGCTCTTGAAGCTCTTTGGTTGATGGTTCGTTCATGTATGCTTAGACCAAGATGATTGCGCCTCGTTCAAAAAAAGTTTGGCTCGGAGGGATTTCGAGCCACATTTACGAACCGACAAGATGCTTGTTGCTTTCAAGCCAAGCCACACATTTCTTGCAAGATTCCTCTGAAACATCGCTGGCATTTACGGCGTTGTCAGAAAGGTCATAGCAGCTTTCCGACAAGGCGTTTAACGCCAAGGTTTCATTAAGACTGTGCCAACGAATCCAATTCTCCAGACTGTTCATTGTTTTTTGCTTCCAAGATTGCTTTTGCCATTTCTTCGGCATTATCAATGTCTAAAACTATATCAACCTCTTTTTCTCCGCGCTTTCCGTGGATAAAAATGATTTGTTCTCCATTGTATTCGTTAATTGAAAAGTCCTTAGCCAAGAAAGACGCCAAAATGCGATTTTCAAATTTTTGGATTTCTTCGGCTACCGTTGTTTCGTTTTTCTCTGATTCACTCATGTTCTTTGATTTCTATTTTGGTTGTTGGGTCGAACCGTTCTTTGATTCGATACCACATTTCAGCCTCTTTGTCGGCCTCTTCTTTTGTGTTGTGAATAAGGTCGGACACAGCGTATCCGTCCCGCCTGACTTGGTATGTTTTATTTTTCATATCAATGTGAAATCCTTACATAAACTTCTCCACCCAAGAACATGTGGTCAAGAAGAATCGGCTCCTCTTCGTGACGCCAAAGAAACATGGCCGTTCTGTCGTTGTTTATTTTTTCTTTTGTTATGTATCCCTCGTGCTTGTCTTGGAAGTTTTTATACTCCATCCATCCGCTGACACGCTCAAAGAGTCTGCTGAACTCATTGCTCATATTATTTGATGTAGTTTAGTTTTACTTTCGCCTCTCTGAACATTATTTCAGCGGCCTTAAATGATTCAATCCATCTTGTAATGGTTTTGGTGCTAATGATGTCCGTGTTAGATGGCAAGTAAATATTTTTTATTCCAGTTTGAATAATTGATGCCGCACATTGGGCGCAGGGGTGGATGTTCCAAACATACAAAGAGTATCCGTTAAGCGGTTCTTTGGCGGAAAGAATGGCGTTTTGTTCTGCGTGAACCGTGTAAAGCAGCTTTTGATCTCTGTTGCCCAGTCGGGTTTCCGTGTCTTTTACGCCTCTGGCAATTCCGTTATATCCAACAGATGCTATGGTTTTGTCTGGTCGCACAATAACCGCCCCAACCTTGGTTGACGGGTCTTTGCTCCACCCCGAAACAAGCCTTGCCATTTCAAGAAATCTTGTTTCCCACTTATTGCTCTTCTTCATTTTTGAAAAAATCTTTGGCATAACCTATAATGGATGACTTCAACTTTATCTCGTATATTTCTTTTGCCCTTCTCATCCTAAGCTCTGATGCAAGTAAATCAACCGAACTCACAATGTCGATGGATTCGTGGATTTTGAAGTCGGATATGATGGCTTCTATTTGTTTTAGCTTTAGGGTTGCCGCGCAACCATCATGTTTTTCATTAAGGTTCATCAAATGCTCCTATTAGTTCTTTGTCTGGATAAAGGGCCGAAGACAGCGGTATAAGTTTTGTCGGCATTGCTTTCCAGATTTTTTCGTTGCTGTAGCTTTTCTTGCACCATTTGCGGTTTTTAAGAGTCCAGTGGTATCCCAAGATATATGCGTTAGCCATTTGTGCATATTCCCTGATATTTATTGGAAGCTTGTTGCTTTTTATCTTAAACAAAGAACGCCATTCACAGTCCCATTCCAACTCAATGACCTCTGTAATAGATTGTTTTATTTTTGTTTTGCTGTATTTTTTTCCAGCAAGCCACTCATCTATAGTTCCAACCCCCATTTCGCACTGTTTTGTCCATTCTGGTCTTTCAATACCCTGATCAACGTGGCAGGTTTCGTGGACAAAAACTCCAAGCCAAACATTAACGTCTCCCGCCGTAGCTATACGAAGCTCTTTGTTGTCGGCCCATCCCGTGGATTCTACCTTTCCCTGAACCAGTTTTTCTGAAGGGTGGAATGAAATTTTAATTTTTTTGTGATACTTTAGTATCGAGCGGCCAAGAAAGCTGGCGAATTTGTTTTTTTCTTCTTGGTTCATGATGTTGTTTAGTTAGACCAAGACTGGGGCAATTCGTTCAATCTTCTTCGGGAATATCGTCGCCCTCAAAAATTCTACGAATAGGATTTTCCCAAAAACCTTCTTCTTGTTCTGGGAATTTCATAAAGTCGCCTGTATCGTCGAACTTAATATTTAGGTCGGCATCAAAATCACGTTGGGTCATAATTAAACAATTCTATAATCGTTTCTTCGTTTTCGCCAACTTTTTCTTGTCTTGTTTCAATAGTAACGTTTCTTTCACTATCGTCTGGAATCGCTCCAGCATACCGGAGGCAGTCAATGTGGTATTTGAAGATAAGGTTATCTGGGTCGATGAGCCGCTTTCTCCTTGCTGTAAGGCGAATATGAATGCGTCCTGTATTTTTTTCTTTATTGTCAGTCTTTGCCAGTGCGTCATTCCGAATAGCGCGTTTAGGCTTGGGGTTACTCCCCTTACTGTTATTTTTAGGAACGGCTCTTTTTGTAGTGAGCCTTCGTTGGTAATCTTGTATTCGTTCATAAACCCCCGGTCTAATCTCTACGAAGCCGCTTGGTATCTTGTCCCATCCCATATTTCATTCAATGTTCCAAGTTGTAGTTGATACCGTGTCTCCGCACTGTCCGCACGGTTTGGAATAGCTGTAGTCATCTGCGGGGATTAAGTCAACAATCTGATCTATGTAAAATTCTCCGCGCCTTACTCCATCCTTAATCCTGTTCAAGACATGATCCAGAAATTCGTTTCGTGATGATTCGGGCATTTCCCAATATTCCACGCCGTTAATAGTGGAACTGTTGAGTGTGCATCCCACGCTTTGAACGACTTTGTATTTCATTTTTTTATACCAAAAATTTCTTCAAAAATCGAAGTTGATGAAGACCTGTATGTTGGTTTTTGCATTTCTGAAGCCGCCACATACCCGTCATCGTGGCCCTTGCCATAAACGATGTCAAAGAACTTTTTAATGCTGGCTGTAGTGAAGTGGGGGTCTTCCAACAGCCTTGGATTCTTTTGTAGGAGATAATTCCAGAAGTATTCTTTTTTGCTCATGGCTGTCCGTAGATGCAGATGTAAAGAAATCCAAAATTTGCAAAACTGTATCCAGCAAAGGCGACGGCAAGACCCACATTACCTTGTTGCCAGAAGCCAAAAGCTGTTACCAAGTAACATGCGGTTGTTATTATTAGGGGTATCAGCGTCATGTGTTTTATTTTTTCAACGAATCAAGCATTACTTCAATGCTTTTTCGAGCTTTTTTGTTTAATCCATAAACATATTTTCTTTGTTTTAGTCCTCGCAATCTTTCAAGTTTTTCTTTATCGGCATTTCCTTGAACGTTATTTCCTCTAATTCTAATAATTCCGGGATATATTTTTTCTAATACGTCAAACCTTCTAGTTCCGTGTCTGTGCCAAGCCGTTACAGGATGCAGACGCTCTCCGTTTGGCAAAATATAAAAATCAACTTCCTTGCCATCAATTTCTATGGCGTTGGTTGCTTTGTAAATTGTTCCGCTGTTTCCGGCGGACTCGTCTGCATAAGTGATTACAAATTTTATTTTTGGAAATTTGTGCTTCATATAAAAAAACAAAAGACCAATAACGCGGCTTTCGCTAAATTTTGGCAAATCGTCATGTAGCCACATTCTATCGAATTCGCACCATTCTCCATCTTTGCAAATATTAGAAAGATTGCCCTTTAGTTTTGGCCTTATTCCGTATCCTAATTGTATTACTCCCCTTCCGTCACAAATTAAAAGGGAGCAAAATGAGTTGGATGTCGGCTTATGGCTGTAGTGATGTTGGGAAATTATCGGGTCGGCGACTTTTTTTTCTACCTCAACAAACCAAATGTCGCCATCTGAAGCCCCGATAATTTCTTCCTCAAACAAGGAACTGCTCCTTATGAGCTTTCTTCCCCTTGGGTAAATTGTCGGCGCGGGTAGATTTGATAATTTGGCCTGAAAACACATTAGGTATTTACTCTGTTAATCTGGTATTTTCCGTTTTTCCACTCGTGGATTTCTTGAAGTTCGTGGGGTTTTTCGATTTTATCAAGCTCTTTTTTGGTGTAATCTCTGATTGCCTTGATAAAGTCAACACTTGGTTCTTGGATTATGCTGTTAAGCCAATCGTCACAAGAAGATATTATCTCTTCAAGACAGTCGATTGCGGCGTTTTTGTCTTTTGATATTTTTTTAAGAATATCCTCGATCATTTAAGCAGACCCTCTGTTCGCAGTTGCCCCGCAAGCTGTGATACATATTCTCTGGTGCAGTTGTTGTTTTTTGCAATATCGGCAATTGACGATGTTGAAAAGTTCTTCAGAATATCGGCAATTAGCTTAACAACTCGCGTTGAGGGATATTGGCGGCTTTTTACAGAGGGCTTGCGACCCTCGTAAATCTTGCATTTTTTAATGGCATGATAAACGGCTGGCGTGGTGCAGTTAAAGAGTTTGGCAATCTCGGTTGCCGATACGGGGCCGTGGGACAAGATTTCTTTAAGTTTTTCTTTTTGGATTTTCATAAGGTGGATTTGACAACTGACTTGGGTGTTCGTTCAAAAAAAATTTGTTTGACTTTATTTGAACGCCAGATAGGTTCCGCTGTCAATAGACAAAGACGAACGGCACGTCTGACATATTTGCCGAACAACAAGCCGTAGGTATGCAAGGATAAAACCGCCGAACGCTTGGAAAATCCGCCCCAAGGAGCGATTGAGATAGCCGCCTTGGGAATTCATCAGGTGATGATAAAGTGCCAGACTTGTTCTGGGAGATGCGTTCACTAGCCATCGGTCATAGATTGGCAACCTCGGAGCCGTAGTGAACAAGGCACAACTAACCATGCGCGAAAACGTCAGGGATAGGTTGTTCAGCCATATTTTTAGCCCCTTCGCAGGGGCGAGATGTGGGCAAACTCCCATCGCTCTCCCGTAGGGATAGCGTTGATCATATATCGACTTATAGCCATTTATATCCATTTATAAACCAAATTTATTAGAAATAACTATAATCTTCCGAAATAAATAAAAAAAGATTGAACATGTTTAAAAAATGTGAGTCTATACATACATAGCAGTTTTGGTTCTTTTAAATTTTAAGGGGGAGAGAATTGGATTCGACGAACGGCCATGCCTTCGCACTCGGTTTCGATACCGACTCCTCCAGATTTTGACTCCTGCCATTTTAGACGCAAGTTCATGGTGGACATCAGGGGTCTCGCTGCGGTCATTGAGGGCATCAATGTGAGTAAAGCGTTCCGGCGGGTTCGCATCACGGGGATGAGCGACCTGAGCCGTAGCTCCATTTTTTCACGTTCCTGTGTCGGACGAAGTATTCGCAGAACGCAGATTGGGAACTCCCGACGAGCAAGTATCCGTAGAAAAGTGCGAAAGGACATCAACACGGATAGCCGCGCCGATGCGATGATGCTCTGTGTGGCCACACAACATCTAGCTCGGAAGAAAGTCCCCAAGGACATCCAGCCATAATTTTTGTTGGGCAGCGTGACAACTTCACGGCCAGTTCAGCCCTCTACATCCTCGTGATGAATGGCGTCTGGCGGGACGGGCGGGGCATGAGCCTCTTAGACTCCCGAAAGCCCCATGCTTGACTTTTATTTGTTTCTATATAAAATATTCAGAAATGAAACTATTAAAAGTTGCAACAGGAATGCCGCTCGGAACCTTTAAACACGGAGACAATCACCCAATCCATGGAGAAAAAAGAAAATTTTACAAATATTCAAACGGAAAAGAGCTTTGGTATAAAAAAGAAACATTTGAAGAATATTTAAAAAAACAAAGGCGAAATTCAAAAATATACAATAAGCGATTAAGAGAAACGAATTACAAAAAATATATAAACAATAAAAAGAAATATCGAAACAAAGTTAAGTCAGCAATTTATAATCGCTTGTGGAGGCAAAAAAACAAAGAAAAATACAATGCCAACATGAGAGAATATTATAAAAGAAAAAAACAAGAGCCTCAATATCGAATAAAATTAAATCTGCGATCAAGACTCAAAGATGCATTAAAAAGATCATTTTCCGGGAAGCCGTCGCTGTCATTGGTTGGATGTTCTATTGAATTTCTAAAAAAACACTTGGAATCAAAGTGGACTGATGGAATGTCTTGGGAAAATTACGGAAAGTGGCATATTGACCACATACTGCCATGCAGTAGTTTTAATTTAACAATTCCAGCCCAACAAGAGAAATGCTTTAACTGGAAAAATCTTCAGCCGTTGTGGGCGAAAGACAACATTAAGAAGGGCGCAAAAATTTTGACCACATAGCGCACTCCGTTCCCAACAAATTTTTTAAAAAAAGATTGAACGTTTGTGGTTAATCTGTGTCTATTGACTCGTATGAAAAACCACACTAATCCTAGTCAAACAGTTAAAATCCTCAATTACCTTCTCAAAGGTAAATCAATCACACCGCTTGAAGCGTTAAGCCGTTTTAAGTGTTTCCGACTGGCATCCAGAATCAACGAAATCAAACGCTCTGGCATTAAAATCAGCAAAGAAATCGTTTCCAGAAATGGCAAACGCTATGCGAAATATTCGATTGCCAAAAAAATCAAAGCAGCAGCAATGCTTTTGATTTTTGTTTGTGGCGCAGCCCAAGCACAAGAAACAATCAACTACAGCGGATATTCGTATAATACTGGTTACGGGAACAATTCTCCAACATATAACTATGGAACAGCAACCGTGACACAGCCAGATTCCACGGCAAAAAGAACACAAGCATTGGTTGATAACATTGTCAGAGACTCTCAGGCTCGCACAGCAGAAGCCTATCGCCAATTGGATGCAAGCCGCGCACAACGGCAGCTTGAGTATCAAACACAAGAACTTCAAAAGCAGACAAAACTTTTGCAAAAATTGGCCAACCAATGAACTATCTTAACGTAAACATTCCGTTTTTCTTTGCATTCTTGGACAAAGGATTCTTTTATGACCTTGAGCCAAGCGTGACAAGAGAAAGAGTTGTTGTAGAAGTTTTCGCCTACACGTCAATACCCCAAAGGTGCGGAATGTTTAGCGTTATGACCGAATACGGCTCACAACACGCCAGAGTTCCAATTCAATATCTCCATACAGATGAAACGGGTGGCAGCAACTACCCTCTGGACTGGATTCAGCTATGGGACTCCATGAGCTACTACTGCTCGGTCAACATCTTGGACTACTGCAAAAACCGCGCAGCCAACATTATGTTGAAGAACAAGTCTTTTGAAAAAGCCCAATACATGTTCACCTTGGATTGGTGCTTGGGGCCACATTATACCTCTGGGTATGGAGAGATGGCGGCTGGCCACAAATGCGGCCATGTGTTTGCTGGAGACGGGCAATACTTTATCCAGCCAAATAATCGCGTGTTATGGATGGACGGCGGTTCATTTATTGCCAAGAAATTTGACACCAAGCCAGACTGGAAAGTATTCAGCCAAGAGTTTAGCTGTGAACGCACAGGCAGCAGGTGGGTAAGCGAAAGCGAGGAGGAACTATGGTTTTACGACTTCAAAGAGCAGGGATAGGAATAGCAATACTTATTGCTAACGGTTGTGTTTCTTATCCACGGCCCTATCCTTGGAACTTCCCCCCAGCCCATGAATGGAACGCGCCACTTGAAACCAGTTGGGTCAATCTTGTTGATAACTGGCGAAAATTGACAACTCCAAGCAATAAGGTCTATTGCGAAATCACAAAATCTTACCAGCCCGATTTTGGCTACGAGATAGAAAAACTCAAGGCTCTTGATCGGGATTTGGAAGAGCATGAACTATATCAATAATCCAACCCAACTTCCTAGCATCCCTACCATTAGCATGAACCCAATCATGGCACTCACGACACAAAGCGGCAAAATATTCGTATTTACACAACCATTGACCCACCCTGCCAGCCTTATGGTGTATGTCAGTGCTCTTTTTGTTTTTGCAACGCTCGCATTGTGGATGGAGAGCAAGATACGCACCCTTTACCTTATCATACTCACGATATTGCTTTGCGCGTTTTGGGGATGCTCCCCGCAACCTGCCGCCTCTTTTTAAAGGAGTTTTTGAACGAAGTGGAGTTTTTCTTGTCAAATACATAACGATGAATAATTTAAATTTTGTATCTGAACCAATCGTGTGGCACGACTACGGCGATGAAAAGCCAAATGTAGCTGGAGTTTACATCATTGCCAACGAAAATTGCAACCCTCCATTTAGGACGGCATGTTATTATGATCCCTATTACGGTTGGAGTGGAGTTGGCCACGTTCTTGAAAAATTGATTAAATATTGGGCGGAGTTTCCTAAATGTCCAAATTCAAAGTAGTATTAACGGTCATATCAACAGATTCCGTGTCCCCGTGTCCTGTTGGGCCAAGATTTAGAAGGGGCTTACCAATGCCGATGGAAAACATTTACCAAGAGCGCGGAGGATATTATTTTGACCCAGCAACAGAGATTGAAGCGGCACAAAATTTAGCAGAAAGCCTTGAGAGATACCTTAACGATCATAGCAACAAAAAGAAAAGAAAATGAATATTGTATTTGCATATCATAACGGAGATGTTGAGCTTGCCATTGAGTCAGCCAAATCCATCAAATCAATAGGGGCAAACATAAGGCATAAAGCCACCATCTGTTGCCCAGCCGAAACCAAAGAAGTAGATCAAATTTCGGGAATCCTAAAAGAATGTTTTGTGGATGTTGGCAGGATTGTGGCACAAGATGGATTTAATGGTTGGCCGCTTGGCCCAAATCAGATGTTTGTGGACGCCGCTGTTGAATGTTACTCCAAGGGAGAGCCTTGGTATTTTTGGGAGCCAGATTGTGTTCCCGTAAAAGCTGGATGGTGCGACATCTTGCAAGACGAATACGCCAAGAACCCTTCAATCCTTGGGTGCATGTATAATGAGGGGACAACCACCGGAGGGAAAAAAGTTCACAAGCTAATTGTGGGTAGCGCGATTTATCCGCCAAACTTTTTTGATTATTGCCCCTTGGCGAGAAACTTAAATTCTTACAACCTGTCCTACCGATCTGCGGGGGTCGAGCCAGAACCTTGGGACGTGTATTGCCGTTGGGAGTTTTTAAAAATAGCAAGAGACACGCCCCTGATTCGTGCGTATTGGAAAAGCGTGAACTATCAGAGGAAGGACGGCAAAATTGTGTTTTTTGCCGACAGTCCAGACGCGCAAGAAATACAAAACGTAACCTGTCCAGATCGCTTTGTGTCAATGGACGCTGTGGTTATCCACGGATGCAAAGACGGCTCGCTCCATAAAATGGTTCAGGAGGGACTTGCGAAAACTTCGGGTTCCGAAAATTTAAAGGGGTTCCCGAAGCCAGTTTCGGCAACCCTTAAAACGTCCAAATCTGATTTGAAACCCAAAAAAGAAAAAAAGAAACGCCGCGTTATTTCAGATCAAGAGCGCGAGCGCAGAAGTGATCACATGAAAGCTGTGGCTGCAAAACGCTGGGGCAAGCAAAATGTTCAGTCCCAAACTTCTTAACCACCAACAGGTTCCAGCATCCCAACTTTTACGCGCCCTGCAAAACGGGACAAGAGAATGGGGATATGCTGGGGCTGTTGACATGAGCGAGGTTGGTATGGGGAAAACCTACTGCGACCTTGCTGCCGCCATTGAAACTGGACGCAGGGTTGCTGTGCTTTGTCCTGTTGTTGGCGTTGAGGGGTGGCACAAGGCGTTTTCTCACTTCGGGGCGGAGCCATACCACATTGGGTCTTACGAAGCCGTAAGGGGCAACTGGAGGCCCAGCATAGGACAGTTTGGCGACAGGTATTTCAAGTGGAACAACCCCAGCGATATTATCATTATTGCAGACGAGGCACAGATAACCCGAAACATGGACTCCATAACAACCGCCTGTATCGGTGGGGCCATAAAGCAAAACATACCAATAATTTGCGCCAGCGCAACGCTGGCTCTTTCTCCGCTTGAACTGCGTATTGCAGGAAGGATAACAGGCTTGCACTCTGGAGGAGATGACTGGATAAGGTTTATGTATGGCAATGGATGCCGATACAACCAAGACGAGGACAGGTGGTGGTGGGACAAAAGCTACACAGAAAAACTTGTCGCAATTCACAAGCAGCTTATTCCACAAAGAGGTTGCAGGATGAGAAAATCAGACCTTGGAAGCGAGTATGCAGGAACAACAATTGAAGTCCTTCCATTCATTGTTGAGGAGTTTTATGAGATTGAAAGAAAATGGGAGAAAGCCGACAAGCAAGCCAGATGGATGGAGTCCCAAGGAATAGACAGAAATATCATTATGAACGTTCGGCGCGGCAACAGAATGAAAGCGTGGAAAGCTTCAGAAATGGCCCTTGTTCCTCATGTCTGCAAAAGAATCCAAGAAGACATAAAGTGTGGCAACTCTGTAGCCGCTTTCTTTTCTTTTACGGAAAGCAGGGAACTTGCTGGAAGCATCCTCGGAACAAAAGACGGCTTCTTTGGTGGTCAATCTCCAAAAAAACGAAAAGAACTTATCGAAAAATTTCAATTGAACGAAATACACATTCTCCTGTCTAACATCGGAGCGGGAGGCGCAAGCGTTAGCCTCCACGACACTACAGGAACCAGACCAAGAGTGAGCTACATATTTCCAACAGATCAACCAGTAAAAATGGGACAAGCCATTGGGCGAATTGATCGTTGTGGCGGAAAGACCCACGCAAGGCAATACATTCCGTGTATCGCGGGAGGGATGAGCCAATTCATGGTTGAGGGTTGCGCCAAAAAGCTTAGACAGCTTCAAATACTTAATGACGGCCAATAATTTATGAAAGAAATCATATACGAACAATCAGCCGAAGCCGCAACATTGTCATGCATTTGTCATGCACCGACAGAGCTGCAAAAGGAAATGGTTGAAAAGATAAAAGAAGATCACTTTTATCTTAACGAACACAAGCTGATTTATCGTGCCGCGCTTCGACTTATTGCACAAAACTTACAAGCTGACTGGGTTACGATTATGAACGAGCTTGAGGCCCAACAACAGCTTGCATCTGTTGGGGGTCAACAAAAGATTGCGGAGATTGCAACCTTTTGTCCATCTCATACAAACTGGACAAGATACTATCCAAAGCTTGAGGATGCTCGCTATCGCCGTTCTTTGGAGGTTTTGGCATCCGACATGATTCATAAAGCGAGAGACAGGGAGATGACCCTTGACCAGCTTAAAAACTGGAGCGAAACAAGTGTTATGAAGGCTGACTTCATGCTTGATGACGGAGACAAACTTTCCATTAAGTCCGCTGCTGACGCTGCCGTGTCAAACATTGAAGCTATTCTTCGCGGAGAACCAAGGCGTGGTGTATCTACCGGAATGAAAGAGATAGACAAAATATTGGCCTTTGGGCTTCGCGGTGGGGACATGGCGGTTTTGGCGGCTCGTCCAAGCGTTGGCAAGTCTTCTGCTGCAATGCAGATTGCAGAGCATGTTGCGCTAGACCTTAAAAAGCGCGTGTTGATATTCTCTCTGGAGATGACCAGCGTTTCATTGATGGAAAGAATGATTCGTTCAAGGGCAAGAGTTCCGGTTGCCCATCTCTTGGCTCGCGCTGTAACCAACGATCAAAAGATGGCTTTGGCAAATGCCACTCAAGAAATCATTGATTCCAACATATTGTGCGATGACTCCTCTGGCCGAAGCATGGGATATATTAAGGCGGTATCCAGAAGGGCGCACCAGAAACAGCCAATAGACCTAATCGTTATAGATTACCTTCAGCTTATCCACGGAGACTCAAAACGCGGAAAGGAAAACAGGGTTTGCGAAGTTGAAGAAATCAGCAATGGCGTTAAAGAATTGGCAAAGAGCTTGAACGTGCCAATTCTGATTTTGGCCCAACTAAACCGCGACCCAGAGAAGCGCAAGGGCAAGCCAAACATGGCAGACCTAAAAGGCTCTGGCGCAATTGAGCAAGATGCGGATATTGTCATTATGATTCATAGGGACGATGAAGACCCAGAAAATCAGACACAGATGCCGTATGTAGAGTTTGTTGTTGCCAAACACAGAGACGGAGCCACGGATAGCTGTAAGATGCTATTCAACAAGCCAATCACAAGATTTCAAGATATTGGCTAAACTTTTTTCTTCCAACACCAATCGGGAAACTCTAAATTTTCTCCACCTTGAACACTAACGGGCAAATGAACGCTAACAGAATTGTAGCATCCGCAAATCCCACAAGCTTTAAGCTGCGGGTCAAACGATGTTTTTCTTGCACCAGCAATGTGTGGAAGCATTCCAGCGATGCCCTTACATCCCCAACATCCAGCCGCCTCAATTTGGTGAGGGCAAGAAGCACAGATTTTAGCTCTCCGTTCAGCTTCTTCTTGTTCGACAAGTGAAAACTTTGCTTCTTTGGCAAACTTATACATTGCTGTAACCCATCTGGTAATTGCGCCGAATCCAAGGGTCTGTTTCACTTGAGAGCATGGCTTGCAGAACTTGTAGCCGGGAAGTTCGTTGCAAATCGCGTTTTCAACCTCTCTTACTAAATCCGCTGGCGGCACAAGCCCAAGGGACATAATCGTTTTTGTGCATTCCTTTACAAGCTCCCCGAAGTCTGCCGCACGAACCATTATGTCCGTCATGGGGCAAATACAGCGAAAACCATTAGGAGGAACTGCTTCCTTTCTGCTTAGACAAAATTTAAGGGAATTACTCATTGACTACCAATTCGGCCTCAAATGTGTTGTTGTCTGGAACCTTTAACGATTCCAGCTTTGTTGCAATGTTTATCTGAACCTGTGATTGTTGGTTTGGTTCAGAGAAGTTAATTGTTGCGGCTTCCGCGAGTTGTTTGATGTTACGCATCATACCCAACGCCTCCATACCATCAAGCTCTTGCGCGGCATCTGCGGCTTTAACCAAAACCTTGCCAGTCAGAAACTTAATGGACTTCTTCATCGTTTCAAGAGATGCGGTTATGTCAGAAATAAGGGTTGGGACATCATCGCTTTCCCAAGGTGCTGGAGACTGGTCATTGACAAGACGCTCTCTGCAAATCTTCCATCTTTGAGTGTCGGCCCACATGCTTACTGTTGCGTGGCTGGCGTTTAGCTCTTGTGCAATTTCCGCAATATTTCTTCCAGCGCAATACATTGAGAATCCCTTAATGCATTGTATTCTCTTGTCCTGCTTCATTAAGCTCATGTCTGGCGGAGGGGCCGCAAGCTTAACGGGAGCCTCCTCCTCCCAAGGATACGGCATTTCTTTATCTGGGTTATCAAGCCAAATTTGCTTGTGTTTTTCCCATTTTTCTGAATAAATAAAACGTTTCGTGTTAGAAATGTTTTTAATTCCCAAAGCTTCTGTAACCTCGGAAAGCTCTCTATCGGCTACAAACAGCTTGAAGGCGTTTTGTTTTTTATACCTGTTTTCTGGCGAGTCCCAATCAATAGGCTTCCTGCCGCGCTTCTTTTTTTCTTCCATTCGCCATAATATAGTATAATCAAATTCTTATGGCAACAGCAATTAACGCTGATGGTGCGGTTGAAAAATATGGAAGGCTTTGGTATCCGCAAAGCGGGGCCGCTGTTACGCCGCTACGAATCGAGATGGACGCATTCCTTGCGGGGTTAACCAAAGAGGATGGAGGGCTTGGCAAGGCCGTTCACTACAAAAATATCGTATCAACAATATGGCCAACCTTCGCTTGGCATAAATGGGCAGAGCTTAGGGCGCAAGCCTTCTGCATGAACAACATAGAGGTTGATGGAAGCAATAGATATGTCAGGGGTGTTACAGGACTCGCTGGCGGAACCGACTCTGGAAAGTCTTGGGACATGGCCGCATTTGGTCTTGTGAACTGGTTTTGCGACCCATTGAACACGATGGTTATTGTAGTTTCAACAAGCAAGATTGACGCAAAACAGCGAATATGGGGCGCACTGGTAAAGATGTATCGTGAGGCTCAGGCGTTGGGTGTGGCTCCGGGGCGGCTA